CAAGCGGCATGAGCGTGGATACCTTTCGCGGTCAGTTGCTAGAAGCAATCGGTGATAAACCACTAGACGTTGCTCCGGCATCTGTTGACGTACCTGTTAAGGAAAAGCGTCAATATTCACTTGGCCGTATGGTTCAAGCACAAGTGACCGGTGACTGGCGCAAAGCCGGTTATGAGCGCGAAATAAATGACGAGATCGCTAAAAACGTTGGACGCGATGCAGAAGGAATATATGTTCCAGATTTTGCATGGCAGAAGCGTGGTCCGTTATCAACAGCGGCAACAGGCGGTTCAGGTTCAGAAGTTGTATTTGATGACTTCGTACCAACTGCACATCGTGGCGATATGTTCATTGAAGCACTTAGAGCGCAACAAGTTCTTAGCGGTCTTGGCACAACATACATGAACGGACTAACAGGCCGGATCAAGATGCCGAAAATGGCAACTGGTGCTAATGCCGGATTTGTTGAAGAACTAGCAGATGTTAGTGATGGAGCCGGTACAGATGGCGGTGTTACATTGCAGCCAAGAACAATGGGTGCATTTGTTGACTTGTCACGTTTGTTGATGATGGAGAGCGTTCCGGCGATTGAACAGGTTATCCGTGATGACTTGCTTCGTTCAGCGGCAGACAGAACTGAGTTCCATGCGATTAATGGTTCTGGTTCATCAGGGCAGCCGACAGGTATCTTGAACACATCAGGCGTCAATGATCTTGATATTTCAGCGAATACTGATGTTGCTGCGTTAACATGGGCTGACTTAGTTGGTCTTGTGAAACTGGTTGAAGAAGATAACGGTGTTGTGAATGGCAACGCTCTTGGCTTCTTAACACACCCATCTGTAAAAGCGAAAATGGCACAAACTGTCAGAGTTGCGTCAACAGATAGTGTGATGTTGTTGAACGATCCTTGGAACCAGATTTATGGTTATCCGGCTGCATTTAGCTCGAACGTGCCAACAACACTTGATCCAGGTGATGGCGGCAGTGACGCGGCAGCAAT